GCAGAATCAATACTTTAGTTGAACAAAAACAACTAGAAGAACATAAGTTAAACCTATTCAATGATTTCTTAAATTCATTGTAATTTATTAATTTATAAATAAATATAGATTTCATACAGGAAAATCGGAGAGTTCAAATGTCGCGTGACAAACAATTACAAGAAATGGAAGTAGGCACTAAGCAATCCAAGACTGCTGTTAATGCTGGTGCAAAAGCAGCAGATCCCATGCCTTCACTTTCAGGTGCAACCCCAGGACAAACTGGTTCATGGGAAGACCTTGGTGGTCCTACCCCAGAAAACTATAAGTCTGATGATGATTCAGCAAAACTGAAGACCGGCGAAGGTCTGAAGCAGGTTAAGGATGTTGTCAATAAGGGTGCTAAGCCTGCCGAGGCTATGAAAGGCATGAAGGAAGAAGAAGAACTCGAAGATGAAGATCTGATTGAAGAGGAAGAAGAAGTAGTTGCTGAAGAAGAAATTTCTGAAGAAGAAGTAACTGAAGAAGTTGAAGAAGAAGTAGTTGCTGAAGCACCCGAGTATACTGAAATCGACATCGAAGAAGATGTCAACGCTCTTCTTGGCGAAGAAGAACTTTCTGAAGAATTCAGAGAGAAAGCAAGAACCATCTTTGAAGCTGCTTTAGTTTCTAAGGTTAGCCAAATCAAAGAAGAACTGGAAGAGAAGTATGAAACTGCTCTTGCAGAAGAAGTAGCAGAAATCAAGGAAGCACTCACCGAGCGTGTTGATTCCTATCTTGAATATGTATCCAGTGAGTGGATTGAAGAAAATGCACTCGCTGTTGAAAGTGGTCTGAAGGAGGAGTTAACCGCTTCCTTCATGACTGGTCTGAAAGGACTTTTTGAAGATCATTATGTATCAATCCCTGAAGATAAATATGATGTGCTTGAGAGCATGGTAGAAAAACTTGATGACATGGAGACAAAACTCAACGAGCAAATCGAGAAGAATATCTCCCTCAACAAGCGTCTCGCAGAGTCGGTTGCTGATGGTATCTTTGAACAGGTTTCTGAGGGGCTCGCTGCTACTCAGAAAGACAAGCTCGCTTCACTTGCCGAAAGTGTTGAGTTTGAAAGTGAAGAAGAATATCGTGAAAAGTTGGAGACTTTAAAAGAAGCATATTTTGCTAAAAAAGCATCTCCTTCCGCTAAAACTGAAACCCTGTCTGAGGGTGTAAGCAATGGATATGAGTCATACTCACCATCCATGGCTGCATACCTGAGAACTATTGGTTCAATTAGCAAATAATTGAATTTAATATAATTCAAACAAAAACATCCACACAACAAAGGTAAACGCAAATGTTCCATTCCGAGCATCTGCAGGAAAAGTGGGCACCTCTCCTCAACTATGAGGGTCTTGATCCAATCAAAGATTCCCATCGTAAGGCGGTAACCGCAGTCCTGCTGGAAAACCAAGAAAAGTTTTTAAGAGAGCAATCTGCATTTGAGCACGGCTCAATGCACTCCCTGATGGAAGCTCCAACCAACAGCGGTAACGCTGCTGGTGCTCAGGGCGGTTTCGGTGGCGGCGCTGATGCAGCAGGTCCTGTTGCAGGTTTCGACCCCGTTCTGATCTCCCTGATCCGTCGTTCAATGCCTAACCTGGTCGCTTATGACCTGGCTGGCGTTCAACCAATGTCTGGTCCTACTGGACTGATCTTCGCAATGCGCTCCCGCTACACCAATCAGAGCGGAACCGAGGCATTCTACAACGAAGCAGACACCGTATTCTCCGGAACCGACGCTGGTTTCAACACCAACATCGACCGCGAATTCTCTGATGCTGTTGCTGGTATCGGTACTACCACTCAGGCTGGTTCTAACCCTTCAGTTCTGAACCCTGTTGGCACTGCAACCTCTACCGCATATAATGTCGGTCAGGGTATGCCTACTGGCGACGCTGAAGCACTTGATGGTGATGGCGCAAATGCCTTCAACCAGATGGCATTCTCGATCGAGAAAGTCACCGTTACCGCTAAGTCACGCGCACTGAAGGCAGAATACAGCCTTGAGCTTGCACAAGACCTGAAGGCAATCCACGGTCTGAATGCAGAAGCTGAGTTGGCAAACATCCTGTCAACTGAGATTCTTGCTGAAATCAACCGCGAAGTTATCCGCACCATCTACAAGGTTGCTGAGCAGGGTGCTGTTCAGAACGTTGCTACCCCTGGTGTATTTGACCTCGACGTTGATTCAAACGGTCGTTGGTCTGTTGAGAAGTTCAAGGGTCTCCTGTTCCAAATCGAGCGCGACGCTAACGCAATCGCACAAAGAACTCGTCGCGGAAAGGGCAACATCATCCTGTGCTCTGCTGACGTTGCTTCAGCACTGACCATGGCTGGTGTTCTCGACTACACCCCTGCACTCAACGCTAACCTGAACGTTGATGACACTGGCAACACCTTCGCTGGTGTTCTGCAAGGTAAGTATCGTGTTTATATCGATCCTTATGCTGCTAACCTGACTTCGGGTAACGCAACTCCTGGCAACCAGTACTACGTTGTTGGTTATAAGGGTTCTTCACCTTATGACGCAGGTCTGTTCTATTGCCCATATGTTCCCCTCCAGATGGTTCGTGCCGTTGGAGAGAACTCCTTCCAGCCCAAGATTGGCTTCAAGACCCGCTATGGTCTGGTTGCTAACCCATTCGCAGAAGGAACCGACCAAGGTCTGGGTCGCCTCAAGGTCAATGCAAACCGCTACTATCGTCGCGTTGCAGTCAAGAACCTCATGTGATTCATACTCACAAGAGTTTTCTGGGGGTGCCGAAAGGCACCCTTTTTTTATCTAAATAATTAGAAAAATGGCAACATCAAACATATTTCAAAACCAAATACAGAATAGAAACTTTCTATCTCCAACTGGTTTTAAATTTACTTTGAATAGAGCACCAAAAGTTGCTTTCTTTGGAAATTCTATCAATATCCCAAGTCTTACTTTAGGTGTTGCGGTTCAACCAACATATCTAAAAGATATTGATGTTCCTGGAGATAAGATTGTATTTGAAGATTTAACTCTTAGATTTATTGTTGATGAAGATTTGTCCAATTATGTTGAGATACAAAACTGGATTCGTGGTCTTGGATATCCAGAATCATTACAGGAAATTTATGATTTACAAACGGAGAGGAAAAAGGTTGACACAAAAGATTCCCGTTTGATGGACATATATTCTGACGGAACTTTAACTGTTTTGAACAGCAGTCAGTCAGCAAACTTTAAAGTCGTTTTTAAAGATTTATTCCCATACAGTTTGACATCGTTGAATTTTGATGCTACAGATACTGATATTCAATACTTTACAGCAGAAGCAGTTTTCAAGTATACTATTTACAATATAACCGATTTGAATGGCAAACCTTTATGATCGATCTTGATAAGATTCAAGAAATGTGGGAAAAAGATTCAAAAATAGATCCAGACAATTTGCATACAGAATCTTTAAATATTCCAGCACTTCATGCAAAATATTTTGAACTTTATAATACCATATTCCTTTTAAGAAAGAAAGCAGAACAACAGAAAAGAAATATCCGACACGAGCGGTATGAATACTTCTCAGGCAAAGCAGATCCTGAGGTATACATTGAAAATCCATTCCCCAAAAAGATTCGCGACAAAGATACAATGCAAAAGTATCTTGATGCTGATGAGAAACTATCTACCGTCTGTTTAAAGATTGATTACTACGATACGATGCTTGTTTATATTGAAAGCATTCTTAAAATGGTTCAAAACAGAACTTATCAGATTAAAAATGCAATTGAATATCAAAGATTTATGTCTGGTATGGGGTAGATAAATACCCCTAGATGAATGGATTCATGTGATTAATACTACGGCAAATCTTATTATATCCAAATCTAACGAAGTATTTTTAAAAATACAAACAGAACCCCATATTGAGTATGAACTAAGGGATCACTTCAAATTCGAAGTTCCAAATATGAAGTTCATGCCTCAGTATAGAAGGAGAAACTGGAACGGGGAAATTCATTTATATGATATGAGATCCAAGCAGATTTATGTGGGTCTCTTAGATAAGATTGTCAATTTCTGTGAGCAATACGGATACACATATAAGTTCGAAGATAATAAGTTCTACGGCACTCCATATGAGGAGAATGAACAAATATCTTTCGAAGGTGTCAGGGATTATATGCATTCCATTTGTGCCCATACTCCCAGGAAATACCAGATTGAGGGAGTATATGGTGCCCTAAAGCATAATAGAAAACTATTGATAAGCCCCACAGCGAGCGGCAAATCACTAATGATTTATTCCCTCGTAAGATACTATGTGGATAAAGGCGAAAAAATTCTTCTAGTTGTTCCGACGACATCTCTTGTAGAGCAGATGTACAAGGACTTTTTGGATTATGGTTGGGATGCTGACTCATATTGTCACCGTATCTATTCAGGTAGGGAGAAGAGTAATGAAGCACCTGTAACGATTACAACCTGGCAATCAGTATATAAACTAGAGCGTTCATTCTTTGAAGACTATGGTTGTATTATAGGCGACGAAGCACATCTTTTCAAGAGTAAATCACTCATTGAGATTATGACTAAACTTCATCATGCTAAGTATCGTTTTGGGTTCACAGGTACTTTAGACGGCACACAGACGCATAAGTGGGTCTTAGAAGGACTGTTTGGACCATCATACAAGGTCACAAGAACTGATGAATTGATGAGACAAGGACATCTTTCTCAACTTGATATTCAGTGTCTTGTTCTTAAACACCCACCACAAAAGTTTGAAACTTATGAAGATGAGATACAGTATTTAATCAGTCACGAACAACGAAATAAATTTATTACTAATCTGACAATAGATTTGAAAGGAAACACTCTTGTGCTATTCAGTAGAGTAGAAGCACATGGAGC